GGGCGCGGAGGATTGGGCTGAACTTAGCTCACATCTTGGCGATTGGGACCTGACCAGGCCCCTTGACTGTATGATTCAGGGTGTTGTTGAACCCCTGAAGGTGCGGGTCATTTCCAAAGGACCAGCACTCCCGTACTATAGTCAGAAGCCTCTTCAGAAGGCGATGCACTCCGCGATCCGCGAGATGCCTTGCTTTCGCCTAGTCGGTCAGACCTTTGACCCGACGATGTTGATGGATCTAGGTACAGACGTCGAGAGCGACGCTTTGTGGATGAGTATTGATTACTCTGCCGCAACGGATGGACTCTCGTGGGCGTACTCTGGAAGGATCCTCCAGGAGGTGGTTGGGGCGCTTCCCCTTGTCGATCAGATGAGGGCTTTTAATGTTCTGGGACCACACATGCTCCACTATCCGAAGGATTGTGTTGAGCCTGGTATGCAGCAAAATGGTCAGTTGATGGGTTCACCCCTATCATTCCCGATCCTTTGCCTTGCGAACCTCGGTGTTTACCTTCTCGCCAATTGGGAGAGGTTTAAGACTCTGAGATGGAGCGATGAGAAGATCTTATCTCACGTCCTTTGCAATGGCGATGATATGCTGTATGCCGCTCCTAAGGAAATTTGGGACAAGCACGTGGAAATTGGTGTGGCCGTTGGGCTAGCCATGTCGCCTGGAAAGGCTTATGTACACGGTGTTTACTCGAACATCAACTCTGTCTCCTGCCACTACGACCTTGGCAATGTTGACGCCACCCCCTGGCAAGTCAACTTCCTCAATTCCGGCCTCTACTTCGGTCAGCATAAAGTGCTCTCTAAGAAGAAGAGTCTAGTCGGAAAGATCTCCTGTAACCAGACAGTTGAGGACTTTAAGGAGGAGAAAGAAGAGGCGCGCTGCCTTAAGCGAGCGGCGCTGGACCCTGAGAACCTTGTTGAGGTCGAGCTAGATGTCCTTCCGGAATCCCTTGTGGATCGGGAGGCCGCCTTCTCGGCTGATCTGCTTGAAGCCGTGGAACGATCTCGTCGCGGTGAGGCGGAGCCTCAAGAAAACCTTGCTTCGGTGGTCAACCTTCTCCTGAAGGGATCCCTGCCTGGTGAAGAATGCCACCTTTTGGCTTCTTTCTTGAGGTTGCACAAGAAGACTTTGGCCGGCGAATGTCGGACGGTAGTGAGAGTTGGTCGACGCGGGTCGCGATTCCATATCATCACTAGGAATTTATTCATCCCCATATCCAGAGGTGGAATGGGTGTGATCCCCCCAATAGGTTGGAAGTACGAGATTACTTCTAACCAGCGTATGTTCGCGTACCTATTGGATGGAATGAACAGAATTCCTGTAGTGCCAGAGTGTTGTCCTCTGCCTGGTTACCCTGTCGGTGATCTTCGAACCACGAAAGTGATGCCCTATGATGTGAATCAGAGGGAACATAATGTGTTCGACCCGACTTCGAGACCCTTTGGGTTCAATCCTAGATTGCTAAGGCGTTATCGCCGTTCGCATCTTGAACTATCTCAGGGTATCAGGTACTACTCCCCGAATGATTCGGTTCTTGTTCGGCGGATCCGCCAGCCGTTCCTGGCTGGGAAAAAGATTGATCCTAATCTTCGTCCTGCGCTGTCGGAAGCGCAGAAGGCTGTTGCTAGACCCTCTATTGAGAGCGTCTCTTCTCGTGCCCCAGTTAGCTGGGCCGAGGAATCTGATGCGATCATATG